GACGGTCTCCGTCGATATGCCCAGGCCACCCGAGCAGATCTTGAGCGATGTCGAGCAGACGTTGAGCGATTTGGACTTGAGGCAGCGTCAGGCGCTGCAGCTGCTCACGCCCTGAAGGCCAACCTCGACGCCGTGGCCGCGCCGCCCTGACTCCCAGTTGTCTCCTCGATCAGGTTCGCCTGACGTTCGCCCCTCTGGCTTCGGCTGGAGGGGCTTTTTGCTTTGGGCTCAGATTCGCACAGGATTCGCACCGACGCCCCTGATGGCCGCGTCATTGCTGCGTCGGACTCGGGTTCAAGCACCTCGTTCTCAGCTACTAGGCGGCGGATGTGGGCAGCGGCCTCTGCCGATGTTCGATAGGCCCCGCTGCTGTGTTCGTCGCACCATCCAGCGCACCGCAGCGCGTCTTGGTTGTCGCTCATGCTGCACGTCCTTTCAAGATGGCCAGTTCGGCCACAGCACGTAGACCATGGATGTGACCAAGATGCTTTGGCGCTTGGCTTTGCGCGTTGGTGTAGGCCGCTGCCATTTCGCGGTCGGTTGGCGGGTTGGTGGGCATGGATTCCACCTTCAGCCGATGCGCTGAACAAGGCTCGTCGCACATGGCTTGGCATGGCTCTTTGGCAACTGGGCAGTAGTCGGGCCTCATGCTTTGCCCACCTGATCCAGCATCACAGACCGCGCCAGCGCCTCGCACGTTGGGCAAACCTTGGCCTCATGTACGGGCTGATGTACGGGCGCTTGTACGGGCAGGCTGGTCTGACCCGGCACTGGAACCCCGAGGCGGCGCAGTTCGTTGCGGCAGTGCTGGACCGTTCGGATGGCGGTCTTGTATCGCTCCTGCACACTGACAATTTCGCAGTCTTTGCAGTAGTCGGTGAAAAGCACTCCATGACCACATCCGACCATCTTGCGCACGTATGGGTGATTTGGGTCGTGCTCTTTCATGCTGCACCTCCTTTCTGCGCCAGCGCGGCGCGGGCTTCGTCGATGGCCTTGTCGATGGCCGGCCCGAACTTGTCAGCGTTGAACGGCAAGTGTCCGCCGCAGTGCAGGCTTTCACCCGACACCTTCACCACGTAGCGTCCGTTTGCTCGGATGAACCGATACCGCTCTGCGTCTTTGCGGTCGCGCTCCTCCACTGCGCTGGCCTGCGCTGGCGCTTCGGGGGCGGCGGCGAGAATGGCGCGAAAGGTCAAATCAATCTCATCAGAAAGAGCTTCAAAGTCGCCTCCTGAGACTTGATTCAATTTGACCGCGCCCGCCGAAGTCATTTTTGGCGTTGGCTCCACCGGCACCAGCTTCCACCCCTCCGGCGCTCGCTGGCGGTCGGCCTGCTGAGGTGCGGCGTAGAGAGGTTTCATTCCTGCGCTGTGCTCGGTGAGGGAAGGATCGTGCCAGCTTCCGTCTTGGTGTTGAAAAGCCCAGCAGACCGGCTCCTGCCACGCCAGCTTGGCAAGCACTGCGGCCTCGACTGCGCGGGCATACGCGATCAGGCGACCGTAAGTGGCAACAGGGTCAACAATCTGCTCGATCTGCGCGTCAATCTCGTCATCGGTCAGGATCGTGTTCATGCTGCCTCCACTCGGTTGAAAGACACGGCCCAGACCCATGGGTTGGCTTCCCAGGAGCCTTCTCCGTTGATGGACTCCCACAGCCACCGGTATTGCTCGCGGGGGGTCGCGTTGTAGCCGTAGCCAGGGATCGCGCCGTGGCCGCCAGGCGTGCCCTCCGCGATGGCATCCCCCTCGCTGATGTCCTGAAGCCGCTCCACGCGCACCTCGGTGATCTCCAGCGTGATGCGGCTATCTCGCCGGAACATATGGATGCCTGGCTTCCAGGGACCGCCGTAGTCGGTGCGGTTGTCGCTCTCGCGGTACACCACCATTTCAGTTCCAGGGAACACAGTTGTTCGAGCCCATGCCTCCCGCACCCACAGCCGGTCGCCGGGCTGGCCGTAGGGGCACGTCGTCCGGTAGCAGGTGAAGTCGGGCAGGTAGGCCACGTCTTCAGGCACCGCCTTGGCTGATGCGTTGGGTCGCGGCGTCCACGGCTTCACCACCCGCCGGGTCTGGGTCTTGGTGCCAGCCAGGATCGCGCGCACCATGCTGCCGGAAAAGAGAATGGGGCGCTCTTTCATGCTGCACCGCCTTTCTGCGCCAGCGCGGCGCGGGCTTGCCATGCATGCCATGCCATATGGTGCGATGCATCTGTGTATAAGCCACGCTCATTGCTCCACGTGTCGGACACCTGTGCCAATCCCGAGTAAAACTGCTCTGATGCCCACGCCTCAAACGCTGCGCGCTCATCCACTGCGCTGGCCTGCGCCGGCGCTTCGGGGGCGGCGGCGAGTGGGCAGTCGCTAGCGTGAGAAATACCTTTGTTGAGTACACCCGCACCGCTTTCTGCGCCGCACACTTTGCATCGGTAGAAGTCGCTCCCGTGTACGCCGTAGCTGTCGCATTCAATCAGGCTGTCTAGCGGAATGGTGACGTACCCTGCGGCGTCCTTGTCAGCCATAAACACCGGCATTAGTTCGTTAAAAACTAGCTCGATGAACTCAGGCTCAAGATCGTTCTCGGCGGCAACTTTTTGCACAGCCTCATGCCACTGTGGCACTCGCTGGCGGTCGGCCTGCTGCGGTGCTGGGAGGGTGCATTCTGGACAGTCAAAGTGCGACTGCGACCCAGACACTCGGCCCGTGCCGTCGCACTCAACGCACACCGGCTCTTGCGGCTTGGCATCTGCGGACTGAAGACTGCGATAGTGCTCGGCAAGCTCTCCGTTCGCGTCAATGATCCCTGCTTTGGTCAGAAACCCGACAGAAGAGTTCTTGTCCTTTGTAATCTTCTCGATGTACCTATTCATCGCAGCGAGTTCGCGTTCAGTCTTGGACATGGCGGCGTCCTCAGGCTTCTCAAAAGGCCTTAGAAAACGCTCGGGCTGCTCCTTCGGCGGTGCTGGGTGCAGGTGGAGTGAGTAGGTTCCTGGCGCGAGGTGAACCGACCAAACGGTTGCCGTCACGCCGCCCGCTGGCGCTGCGCTCACTTCGATCTCGGCCACCGGCTCCTGCTGCGCCAGCTTGGCAAGCACTGCGGCTTCGCGGTCGTCGGCGTAGGCTTCCATGTCGCGGCCTGAATAACAGTGCGGGTTTGTGCCCCTGACGATTCTTGGCATTGGCAGCTTCGGGCGCTCGTCATCGGTCAGGATCGTGTTCATGCTTTCTCTCCGGTGGCTTTTGCGATGGCGGCGCTGGCGTATTGCTTCACCGCTTGCACGTTGTCGGATATCGCGTCGTCGTAGCCGCCGGCAGGGAAATAGAACGCATTGGATGCGATGTGCTCAAGCGTCGTTTCTTCAGGTTCCCATTGACCCTCAAAGCCGAAGCATGAGCAGTGTCCGCCGTGGTTTTCATACAGTGCGCCGGTCTGCTTGTCACGCAAAAGGAACCACGACGATGAATCGCATCCCCAACTGCCAACGCTTTCGTAGGCGATCAGGATTTCAAAAACTTGCAACTTCAAAAGAAGTTGCGCTTTCTCATCATTGCTCGGACTTCCGTAGTCAAAGCCGTTCATGCTTCCCGCATAGTTATCGGCGATGTGCTCTTTGATTTCGGCCTCGGACTTGCCCGCAAGGTCGCCAAGCGCCAACAATCCCAGCGTGTGCTTGCTCATGCGAACCCCCGCGAAGGAAGATTGAATGCGTCCAGTGCACCAGGTCGGTACGTGGTCTGCGGAATGTCTCGCTTGGTGTCCAGCACAGGCCGGTGCATCGGCTCAGTGCCGGAGAAGTCCACCTTCTCAGTGTTCATGACGAAGGTCTGGCGCGGGGCCAGATCAATGGTGGGTTTGGTCTTGGTGGTCATACTGCGTCCATCATGAAAAGGTCTTGGGTTTTCTCGCGTTCTGCGGCCTGCAGGTTGAGTGAGGCTTGCCGGTAGTAGCTCTCTTTCAGTTCAACGCCGATGAACTTGCGCCCCATCTCAAGGGAGACGAAGCCCTCAGAGCCGATGCCAGTAAAAGGCGACAGAACAACATCGCCGGGGTTGGTCCAGAGGTCCACGCCTCGACGGATAACCTCAAGCTGGAGCGGGCAAATGTGGCGCTCGTCGTCGTGCTCGCGGGCGCTTCGGTATTGCAGGGTGTCGGATGGGTCAATGTCCATCCAGACAGGGCTGGCGACCTTCTGCCACTTGTCCACCGGGTACTGTTCCGGCGTGTGAGTCACCTTGTCCACCATCTCGCCGGGTGCTCGCATCGTCACCAGGTAGTCAGGGATTCCCTGACGGCTCATGCATGCGTTGGTGCGGACGGTCTTGTGCAGAAGGCCGAGGGCTTTTGTCCGCTGCATGGAAGTCACAGGGTCTTTCCAGATGCAGACCTCGCTGGCGTAGATGAATCCTTCCTTTTGGAATGCACGGATCAGATCGCCACGAAAGTCCTTCAGGCCGATGTAGCCATCGCGCTCTTTGCTGGTGGGCATGAGCATGCAATGGAAGCTCACGTTATGCCCAGGTTTCATCACACGGCGAAGCTGCTCAATCAGGTATGCAAAGTGTGCGAAGAACTCATCGTCGTTACGAACATTTCCCATGTCTCGCGGGCTGTTGCTGTAGGTGTATAGGCTGGCAAACGGCGGCGAGAAGATCGAGTAGTCAATGGACGCATCAGGCAATCCGCTGATGACCTCCACGCAGTCCCCGTGGAAGAGTGAGAAGTTTTCGCCTTGTGTTTGTTGAATGCAGTTCATGCGGCCACCAAAAAAGAGGGGAGGTTGATTGCCTGGGTCGGGGTGTAGTCGTTGCTTTCGCGTGTCTGCCCGAAAAGCTCAGACTTCACAGAGTCGAGAACTTCAGCGGCCAGCGCATCGGCCATCTGCTTTGCGTCTTCCTCTTTTCGCTTGAGGTTGGACACGATGGAGCCTTCCTGTTCGCTCGCGAAGATATGGACGTGAACATCACGCTTTTGGCCGAACCGGTAGCAGCGGCGAACAGCTTGGTAGTACGCCTCCCATGAGTCCGTCACACCGACGAATGCCACGTTGCGGCAGTGCTGCCAGTTCAAACCCCAGCCTGCGATGGAAGCCTTAGTGACCAGAACACGAATGCGGCCAGCAGCGAAGTCTTGGAGTCGTTGCTCTTTGACTTCTTCATCGTCCGCGCCGCGAATCTCAACAGCGTCAGGGATGGCGGCCCTAAGTGCATCGCCTTCTGCGTTCAGGTCGCACCAGATAACCCAAGGCTCATCGCTGGCATTGACCATTTCTGCGCATGCCTTCACCCGCTCCTCAAGGCTTGCCTTGCGGGCGTTACGTCGCTCCATGAGGTCGCTGGCTTCCATGGCGAACAGGAACCCGGTTTCTTCCTGACTGTGATCGCTTTCGACTGTGTGCTGATGCACAGACAAGGGCGGCAGGTTATAGGCCGATGCGTCATACCCAAGATCAGATGGGCTGCGCAGCATCACCCCCCACGAGGCGACCCATCGCCAGAAGATTTGACGCGCATGGCCTTTGATGCGCCACGTCTGGGTATCCCCTCCGTCATGCACAAAGAACTCGGCCAGCATTTCCGCGCGAGAGCGGATGCCGAGGAATTCCGCGTGGGTACCTAGTTCTGTCCAGTCGTTAGGGGCTGGAGTCGCAGTTGCACACAGTCGATAGGGTGTACGGGCGAATGCATCCAAAAGCGCCTGCAAAGTCTTGCTTGTGTGGTGCTTGATAACACTCGACTCATCCAAAACGACACCAACAAAGCGCGAGGCATCGAACTTGTGCAGGCGGTCATAGTTGGTGATGTTGATTCCTGGCCGAACGTCTCCAGCATCGTGAGCGTGGGTGATAGTTACGCCGCAAGATGCGGCCTCTTGGACGGTCTGTTGAGCAACAGCAAGGGGCGCAAGAATCAGAATATCGCCACCAGTCTCGCGCTGGACAACATCGGCCCATGCAACCTGCATGCGGGTCTTGCCAAGGCCAGTATCAGCAAAGATCGCAGCACGGCCACGACGTAGTGCCCATCGAACCAGGTCAACCTGATGCGGAAACAGCCCATCAATCAGCGGCACGTCTTTGGTGATGCCAACGGGCGGCACCGTCATCAGTTTTGATGTGACAAATGAAGCGTAGTTGTTCATGGTCAGTCGAATAAAAGAGGGGCACCAGACGCGCAAGGCGGTCGCCAGGGAGGAAAGCAGTGCGGCGCGCTGGTGTTGCCCCGAAAAGTGGTCAGGCGGCAATCGGCTTGGCTCTGCGGGCCTCGCCTTCCTTCTTGAGTCCTGATCGCACGTTGGACGGCAGGACAGACCACAGGGCCAGCTTTTGATCTGAGTCCAGGTTGTCGGCCTCGATGCGGTCAAATGCGATGGGTGGGCCAGCTTCTGTGCTCTCGAAAAGCTCTTTGACTTCCTCGGCCAACTCGCGCAGGTAGTTCTGCTGGTCAATCGGAAGCTCGGCCATAGAGCCCTTGGTGGGCGTTACGATGACGGCGGAAGGCTTGTTGTCTTCAAGGTCAAGACCTTCCCCGCCTTCGGTGTTGAGGAAGTGCACCGCGTTGTCCAGGCGGTCGGTCTTGGGCCACAGCTTGTAGGCGCGTTTGATGACCGTCTTTTTGATCATCTCGCCCTCGTCCGTCACCCATGGGCACTTCTTGCCCTTGCTCTCCCATGCCTTCCATGCGCTGGAACGGTTGCGAATGTCGTAGACCTCATCCAAGCTCATGCAGGCGGTGAGGTAGTCGCCAGAGTGGGTCTTGACCACCACGTACACGCCGACGATTGCGCCCCGGTCTTTGGCAAATGGGTTGCGGTTGTGAACGGGCGGGCGGTCGAATCCTTGCAGTTCAAATCGGTCTTGCTCAAAGACAAGCTCAGACTGCCCCCACATGATCGAGCCCGACTGGATGGCAAGGTCCAGCAATCCCATGTACGAGATATCAAGGCAGATGCGGCCATCACGTGGCACCAGATACGCCTGACGCTTGGCAGGGTTCAGGCTGATGCCGATGGCGGCCACGTTGGTCACGGCGTTGATGACCGACTGCCGATTGCCCATTGCGATGTTCATCGCGTAGTCGTTGCTGCTGATGACCTGCACAGCAAACCCGGCTTCGCGCTCGAAGTTCAGCGCACCACCCGCCATGCGCTCGAAGCGCTCTCGGGTGCTGTAAATGTCTTCCTTGATGATGGCAAGTGCGTTGCTCATTTGTTCCTCCGTTTTGGTTCAGTTCATCAGCGCCCGCCAGGCATGGCGGACGGAAGTGGTGATGGGTTGCCCCGCAGCGCGGTACAGCCGGTAGACCGACAAGGCGAAGCGCAGGCCGCTCAGCTGCTCGGTGTGCACATCGGGCTTGCGCTGCTCGACCTCGCCAGGGACGACTCGCACGCGGTCCACGAAGTCGGTGTTGATGCGGTGCAGGCACAGGCCAGCGCACTCGCCTTGCGGATACCCGCAGTCGTGGTGGCAGCGGCTCACAGCACAGGCTCCATGCTGGTGATGGCGTAGGCCGCAGCGGTGCAGAGGATGGCGATCACGGTCCACCAGGTAGAGCCGTAGCCGTTGGGTTCGCGGTTCATGCTTGGCCTCCCTTCTTCGGGGTGATCCAGGTATCAGCAGTGCTGTCCTGGCGCTCCTGGGCGCGGGCGCTGAACCCAGGCTTGTCGATGGGCTCCAGCTCCAGCGGGATCTCGGGCTCTTGCGGGGTCTGAATCCCGAAGTCCTCCAGCAGCGCAAAGCCGCTGTCACGCTCGGTGAGTTCTTCGACCTCCACGCCCGGCAGCGGGCGGTCAGGCCGCTTGATGAGGCGGTGTTTCATCGCGCACCGCCTTCCTGGCCGGTGGCCTTGGCGATGGCGGCGCGGGCTGCATCGAACTCGACGGTCGCCCTATCAGCGACGCGGAGAACTCCACGCAGCGCTTCCAGAAGATCAGGCGCGGCAGCGATCAGGCTGGCATCAGCAATGCATTCGTCCGACATGCGACCAAAGCCGCTGCATTCGGCGATCTGGACCATTTGCCCATCGCGCACGACAACCACGGACGTGGCTGCGCGGCATTTCCACTCAATGGCCTCCCAAGGCCCCGGCGTGTGCTGCGCGCTCATCCCACCACCTCGCTAGCGGTATCGACCAGCTCCACATCGGCATCGCAGAAGCCGCGATACTTCATCTCGCAGGCCAGCGTCATCAGCAGTTGGCGAACCTGCGCGGCGGTCAGATCGCACTTGCGGATGGCAGTCAGAGCAGCATTCAGCTTCTCGTCGCTTTCGGCCTCTTGGCGTTCGCGAATGTCCTGCTCTGCCCACATGTCGCCGTAGTCCTTGGCCTCTCGGATGGCCTGGATTTCGAGTGGTGCGTAGGTGTTCATGCGACCACCTCTTGAGCAACAGGAGCCCACAGCTCAGCATGCTTCTCGATCAGCACCAGAGCAGATTCGTACTCCTGGCCGTGCTGGTTGTCGCCGTGTTCTTCGGCAAGCTTTTCGCGGAACTCCGAGACAGAGCCCAAGAAGCATCCGGCGCGCAACTTGACGCCTTGATCGGTCAGGTAGGCCACGAAGTAAGAGCAACGAGAGCCGATCGGACCGACTTGGAAAACAGGACGCTCGCCAATCAACTTGGCCCCGGCGAGGTAGGCCCCGGCGAGGTAGGCCCCGTCGAGGTAGGCCCCGGCGAGGTAGGCCCCGGCGAGGTTGGCCCCGTCGAGGTTGGCCCCGGCGAGGTTGGCCCCGGCGAGGTTGGCCCGGTCGAGGTTGGCCCCGTCGAGGTTGGCCCCGGCGAGGTAGGCCCCGGCGAGGTAGGCCCCGTCGAGGTAGGCCCGGTCGAGGTTGGCCCCGTCGAGGTTGGCCCGGGCGAGGTAGGCCCCGGCGAGGTAGGCCCGGGCCTGAGTCGCCTTCTCCAAGGCGAATCGCGTGTGCAGGCCGCTTTCAAGATCGTCAGGCGCTTCGCATTCAAAGATCACCGCGTCGCTGTATCGGTGCTTGATCTGGACCTTCATCTGCTTCCTCCATCGGGTTGGTGAGTCGATGGAGTAACGATAGCAAACGCTACCGCTTCAAGCAATAGCAAAAGCTACTCTTTTTGCAAAATCCGATGAACGGCACGCAGAGCAAGCATGCACAAACGAGCGTACGGGCGTAAAAAAACCCGAACTAGGCGGGCTTGCTGGAGAACTTTTCAACCAAGGCCTGCATGCGCTCTCTGCGCCATTCGTCGGTTTTTTTACTCATGGTGGAACAGTAGCGCCAGCTACGAGAGCAAAGGCTATTGCGAAGCGGTAGCAAATGCTATAGAGTCTGGGCCTATGAAGCTCAATGACTACTTTGCATCCAGTGGCGCTCTCACCGTTGCAGAACTTCGGGACCGCATTGGAGTGAGCAGCGATGCGCAAATCCGCCAGTGGCAGCACGGCTACGCAAACAGACAACCAAGTCCCGAGTACGCCGTGGCCATTGAGCGAGAAACGGGCGGCGCAGTTTCCCGCTGGGATCTGCGGCCTTCTGACTGGCACCTGATTTGGCCTGAGTTGATCGGCAAGAAGGGTGCGCCACGAATCAAAGCGGGCGCT